GCTCTTTTATAACTAGGGATACATACTACGTAATCGGTCATTCTATTCATATTCTATATACTTATACTATATAGAATATGAATATTTTTTTCAAGAAACCACAAAAAAAAAACGCACAGTGTGACATAAAATTAGAGAACAAATATTACCCAACTAAATACAATGAACCATTAAAAAAGGATATGGCAATTATTATGGTATATTTCAACTGCAATGAATCAGTCAGATTATCACAAAATATATTGTTAGTAAAACAATATTTAGATAATGCAAAAATTCCATATTACATAGGAGAACTTTCAATTGATGGATCACCGTATTTATTCAGCGAATCTGACAATATTTTTCAATACAAAACAGATGATTATATGTTTTTCAAAGAAAATTTGATAAATCTGGTAGAAGAACGCATTTCAGATGAATATACAAAAATATGTAACTTGGATGCCGACATATTTTTTGATAATCCCAATTGGTATTCACTTGTATCAGAAGAATTAGATAAATATGAAATATATCAACCATTTTATCAAGCAAATTGGTTAAATATTGAAAACAATACAATAATAATGCGTCAAAAAAATTGTGTGATAGATAATTCACGAGGTCATCCTGGATTTGTCTGGGCATTTACTCGTAAGTGGTTTAACGTAAATAAATTACCAGATTATTTTGTAATAGGTAGCGGAGATACTGGATTTCAAGAAATCATAGTGAATAATAATGTAGTTGCTAATATCAATACAGGTAATCATACTTATTTAATTGATATGATTGACGAATATAAGGAAAATATAATAGATATAAATGTTACAATAGGAAGTGCAGACAATAATATAAATGTATATCATTTATATCACGGTTCAATCAAAAATAGACAATATGTAGATAGACATATTGCAATCAAAAATACCATTAATCAGTTTAACCCAGTTAAATATAGTGAAATATTGGATTATGATGCCAATGGACTTCGTTGTTGGAAAGCGGAATATAAAATGACAATGAATAACTTTATAAAAAAGTATATGCAGAACCGTAAAGATGACAGTATTTGATGAATCATTCTAATCGGATGTAAATAATTTACACATGTTATCTGCTTCTAAATTAATTTCGGGTTTTGAAAACAAGTTCATAATCATCTCGTCAGTTCGGAAACGGATTGTATAATCTTGTTGAATATTATTACGACCAATGCGCCCCATTGCCTGTAATGTTTTTTGTTGTGTCATATTGGTAAGATCTTTCCCAATGAATCCGTGACAGAATTGATAATTTGTACCATAGATATAATCGGATGATGCGATGATAATAAACAGACGTTGTTCATCTGCCAATTTCTTCATAATTTCCATATATTGAACATTCGGGTTTTCAATAAATACACCGATACCAAGTAATAATAATACCTTGTAATTATTATTAACATCCAATGACATAATTTCTTTGGCAGTCTCTTCGCCAATATTCGCAACAAACGCATTTTCACGAACTTCTTTATCGGGTGCCCATATATTTTGATGTGGACGTGTATTGGGAACATAGATAGAATCTAATGCAACCGAACGAATTTTCAAACGAAGTCTATTGATTTCGTTCATCCAAGCTTGGGATTCTTTACATAAACGACCACTTTCTCGTGTAGCACTTTTATTATCCTTACTATTTGTATCTGTTTTGGTTTCTTTTGCTTCAATATCGTTTTCTAATTTATCAATTTGACCGACAAGTTCATTGTTTTTTGCAATCTTGCCTAGAATATTTTGAAATACCGAAGAGGAAATATTAGATTGTTGTATATAGAAATTCCCAATTTTATCTACATCATCCGCGAGGAATATAGTTGGACCATCAGTAAGTGTATATGCATCAGACGTTGTTAATAATATACCACTGCTTGCTGGTTTAGGTTTTTGCTCAGGTTGGCTTGTAGGAGTTGCAAATACACTATTCGTTCTTGCCAATGCTCCCCCGCCACGCGGTGAAGTATGTTCAACGCTGGTAGATTTTGTTAATTTGTTTGAATTATTATCATACTTCTTGACACGAATAGACGAAGTATATTTATAAATTGTATTCCAACTATCCGATTTAATATGTAATAACAAATCAATATAATATTCTTTGAGTTTATTCATAGTAATGTTACTAATATCATCTGCAAAATAGGAATCAATATTGTAGGCTTCCTCAACCATTTTGTTTTCATTGATATATTCAATAAACTGAATAATCTCACGAAGATCAAAATATCTCAATAGAGTTTTGTGTTGGTCACAATACTGTGCACATTTGATTAAATCTTCAAAGTTTGGATACATAAAATGCGGAAGAACACAATAACCGGATTTGTCCAATATTGGAATAGATTTTCTACAATCATAACTGGTAATCGTTGTGATTTCAGATGTTTCAAATTTCATTCTAAAATCCGCAAATACGGGTTGTAATTCATTTTCATTTGGTAAAGTAGCACAAGATAATATCACTGTGGGTATTTGATTTTCAACCCAGTTTTTATGAATGGTTTCATGTAATTCATGTTCAGCATAATCCATCGTGATAGTGGGCTCATCCCAATAAGTAATAATATCTTCTGTTTCATTGAATGCCATCATATAATGCATAGCTGTAATATAGGATTGAACATCACATATCATAATCTCAACATTAGTACCAACACTATTATCTACTTTCCAAATACCACCAGACCTTCTATTACGTGTATAATCCACTGCTGCGAAATAATGAAGACGGACATCGGCAGCACTTTCACATCCGAATGCGAAAGCCACTTTCTTTTCCATAGAAATCGCAGATTTAGCAAGAGCAAGACCAACATGACGAGCTACACAAACGAAAATGATACGTTTCGTTTCAGATAGACCAATAGGTGATAATGTTTTACCAGTTCCAGTTGGTGCAGTATAAAGAACCAATCTTGGAACAAATGGTTCGTCTTCTGATGATGGCTTACAGATAGTAAATAGTTGTTTTTGATGTTTAAATAGGGTTTTGTCGCTATATTTTAATAAATAGGTATTACGTTCAATAAATTCATATGCATTTGTAATGATTTCGCTAGTTTTTGTAAAGGAATTTGCATAAGATAGAATGGCATTGACATAAGTCATAAGATGAGAGTTAATATTTTTAATAGAATTTTTTTTTAATTGCATAATAGTGTAGAGATAGAAGGCATATTTTTGTTTTCTTTTATATATTTGTTTTACGAGATCAGTGGCGAGATCCATTAATAAGAATTCAAAGACGACATTTTTGTTTTCTCCAAGTGTAGAATCCAGATTTTGAATACGAAACTTATCAAGACTTTTCATTGACTTTAATTCACTACCATTGGCACTATCTAGTGTTATAGTTGCGAGTGGAGTTCCCTTACCATATTTAGAAATACACTTTTGGAGTGTATCTTCAAAGTATTTTTTGAAAAGCAAAATTTCAGTACCAGGAGATTGATCAATCTTTAAGAATGAATATAGTGATTGATGATTATTTGTGCGAATATTTACATCGTGATATCCATATATGATGAGTTTTAAAATATCCTTCTCATCTGATGATACGGGAACTTCAATGGTTTCCCATTCAGAACGAGTTAATTTGCGTTGAGTTAGATCCATTTTAAGTTGTTATTATAACGTAGGTTAAAATGTTATATTTCAAAAGCATTTAATCAATTTTTTGAAAACAACATAAAATACTTACAGTAATATGAACAATATGAGTAAATATATTACATTATGTCGTGATTTGGAAACGAAACTAATATCTGAATGCACAGAACTACATGACAATCATGAATATTGTACAATGTTAGGCAAAATGTACAATGATTGTATTGTTTATCGGGATAAGAAAATAAAATGTGTTGTTGAAAATAAAACAAATTTTGCGTAAAAGATATAGAATTGTTGAATAGTAGTATATTAGCTAATGTTCAACAAATTATTTAAAACGGTCTATAAGAAATTATCATTTGAAGATTTAAAAATTGCACTATCAAATTCTAATGATTATATCATTTTAAATACACTTCCTACAAACCGTCAAACGTGCTTGATACAGAATACATTATCTTATCAAACGGAAGAGACCGTAATCAACGAGTACCTCAACAATTATGATTTTGAAAGTAAGAAGTTTATTATCTATGGTGAGAACACAAATGATGATACCGTGGATGAAAAATATAATCAAATACAGGGTCTAGGTTTTGTCCATGTTTATTTATATCGTGGTGGAATGTTTGAATGGTTAATGTTACAAGACATATATGGTACAGATGAATTTCCCACTACATGTAAGCTACTGGATATTTTACAATATAAACCAAAACGGGTCTTTTCAAATTAAACTTGGTTCAATACCGGTGTTTCTTCGGTAACGTCTGTAAGTTCTACTACACGATGTTCGTCTTCATCCTTTATTTGATCTGGATCAACATAGTTAAATTGAACACGGTCTTTTAAGTACGCAGAATAAAAAATATTCTCTTTTGTATTTGCAAGAGCATTTGTATCCACTAATTTACCAGCAAGGAATAAAATGTTAGTAATAAAGACACTGGTTGTCTTACTATCTAAAAAGTTGTTATATATGGAGTAACCACTAAATATGGTATTGGCTATAAAACAAACCATAGCAATATAACTTGCAATTTGATAATCATAATCTAAATTAAGGACATCATGTCTCTTCTTCTCGGGTAGAAGAAGTAGTGATTCACCCACAGCTTCATTGTCCGATGGGAATTCCTTGTTTACTTCTAAATAATCAATCATTTTGTTCTCACGTTTAATTTCAATAATATAAAGACATACAAATGCGAGTAATGTTGCAATGTTAACACCAGCATTGGCGCTATATAAAGTGGTACTTTGAAACATATTATCTGTTAATCCACACATTTCTTCACCGCATTTTTGTGGAACAAACATAACAAGCATTGTACCCATCAAAACACGGTATAATTCAAGAACAAAAGAAACTGAAACATTGACCTTTTGCATAAAATCCTGGTCATTTAACTTCTCATTCAAAGAAGAACAGCATTTAGAAGTTTCTACCACTTCTTGTGTTTCTAACACGGGCGTTGATTGCTCGGATTGTTTTACAGGTTCGGTTTCCATAACTGTATATACAGTATGCATATTTTTTTTAGTAAAATTATATTTCAAAAAATTGAATTCAATAGATCCAGTGTAAGTTAAAACATTTAATAATATAATATTATAGTTAATTATAGTATTATACAATGGGACAACCAATCATCATTTCAATTGAAGGTAATATCGGCGCTGGCAAATCAACGATCTTGGAAGAGTTGAAAACTAGATTTGGTGATTCAGACGATATAAAGTTTGTAAAAGAACCAGTTGATATTTGGGAAACAATTCAAGATGAAGAAGGTAAAACTATTTTAGAAAAATTCTATCAAGATTCAAAAAAATATGCGTTCCAATTCCAAGTAATGGCTTTAACTACACGCCTTTCCTTATTACGAAGTACTATACGCGAAAACCCAGATTGTAAAGTAATTATTTGCGAGAGATCAGTAGATGCAGACAAACAAATATTTGCAAAGATGTTACATAATGATGGTATTATATCCTATATTGATTACAAAATATATTGTCTATTAGCAACAGAACACGCAAGAGACTTTGATATGGATGGTTATGTTTATATTAATGCTGATGCAGAAGTATGTCATCAACGTATTCTCAAACGGTCAAGAAATGGTGAAAGTCAGATTGAATTGGGATATCTACAAAAATGTAAGCAATATCACGATGACTGGTTGTCTGAATATAAGAACTGGGACTGTAATCAAGATAAGGTAAAGACCCATGTATTGAATTTAAATACGAATCAAGATGTATCATATGATATCAAGGATGAAAATGATTTGGGTAATAAATGGATAGAAGCCATTACACAATTTATAGATGATATTTCCAATAAGAAAAACTGATAGCATTATGATGACAATATTAATTGAATTTGACTACTATTTTAACACTTTCCTTTTTTATGCATTTACATGCAGATACAGATAGTTCCTCGCGACGCTTTCGTGTCTTTGAATTGGTTGCATGAGTAAGATCTTCTGTATCAATCGGACTACGGCGTTTTGTAGTACTATTACGCTTGTTCATGTCGTTCTCAATATCATCATAATTAGTTTGTATATATTCTATGATTTTGTTCTCTATCGCCCACTTGAAGAAATTTAATTGTCCATTTGTTGTCTCCATATGTTGTTCATTATCATATGGAATGGACACGCGATCCCAACGACAAAAGGGGTCAAATCGCTTTTTAGAGTAGGCTTTTAATTTTAGTTTATAATCATTATATACCTTGAAACGGGTCAATGTTTGATGGTTTTCATCACCTTGTGTCTGCTCATATACTGTATAATACTTTTTCGCATAATTGGTTACAAACCAATCAACAATTCGTAAGGAAGTTTTAGAAACACCGTTAATTATGTTAATCATTTTTATGAGATTATCATGATTGTCATAAAAATCCATAAGACTTGATAATAATAAGTTATTTTGTGTATTTAATGTGTTTGAACGTGACATTTATTATGTAGTAGATGAAATTGTTTATGCACTTTTTTCATATAATAATTTATTACCATTTAGAAAATTGAAAACTTTTTGGAAGTATATGTTATTTTATCTTACCGCAACAATAATAGCATGTCTTACAAAAATAACCGCATTGAACGATTGCCACACGAACTCCGATATTATATTGCGGAATATGTTCCGAGTAAAAGGGAACAAACCTATCCATATATAGTACTATTCAAAGACATTATGTTGGATTGGTATAATGAATATCGTGTGTGGGATAATTCAGATGTGGTTTATCGTAGTTATGATGAAATTTATAAAAAAGGGATCTCTCAAGAAGAATCACCATTCTTCAAATTAGCATTTAAACGTTATCAGCAAGAAAGTAAATATTGCTCTATGACCATGTTATATCAGGTTGGACAATTCCAAAAAATTGCACAACGGTATCAGCGAAGACGTGTTGTTGTCAAATGATATGAGTTATTGGTAAATTATATCATTTTGGTGTAAGAATTATCTATTTTTAGTAGATCTTTTTTTTGTGGTTTTGTTTTTCTTGTTGGACTTTTTTGTTTTGCGAGCTTGCTTTTTTGATCTCTTTGTTTTGCGGGTTTGCTTTTTTGTACGTCTTTTTTTTCCACCACCCAGTGTTTCTGTTATTGCTGGTGGTTCTGGTCCTGTTTCGGTTATTGATGGTGTTATTGCTGGTGGTTCTGGTCCTGTTTCGGTTATTGCTGGTTCTGTTTCTGTTTCTGTTCCTGTTCCGGTTGTTGCTGGTGTTTTTGCTCTTTTTTGTTTAATTAAATCCGCTCGTTTTGCCTGCGTATGTTCTTTCTGCAAAGCTATTTTTGCTTTTTCAGCATCTAAATTCTTATTCGCATTGTCCAAAAGAGTTATAGCAGCAGACAACTCGGCAGTTGCCTGTGTAACTTCATTAGCATAATTAGTATCTCTCGTTGTTTCATCTAATAATGTTTGTAGATTTTTAATTTCTTCTTTACGAGTTCTGTCCAATTCATCTTTCTCTTCTTGTTTGACACCGTCCTTTGTATAATTTTTTTTAAATTCTTTCACAACATAATTTCTAATATGGTCTGCATATTCCCCTAGTTTTTTTTCAACTAAATCTATTGTATCTTTGTTTTTTTCAATATAGTGTGTTACCATCACGTGTGCATTATCCAGTCCAGATAATGTTTTATCAATATAGCCTGATATCTTTACTTTAAAACTATCATATGATTCGTTTGACGCCTTAGTCAACTCGGTAAACTCACGTTCTGAGATCACTTTTGTAGTTATAGCATTCATAACAGAATTTATATAATCTTGTACACATTTATTGGCGTTCTTATATGTATTTACTCCTTTCGCGTATAATGTAACTGGGTTTGTTTCTGATTGGTCATTTACATTTCCAATTTGAATAAGAGCATTTGATACAAGGTCTAATACGACATCTTCATCAGTCTCCTCGGGCTCCTCGGGCTCAACAATATCCATTTGGCCCTCAGTCTCCTCGGGCTCCTCAATCCCAATAAAAAATTTTTTGAAATGGTCTAATGTTTTCTTAAAACTTTCATCTACACCTACACCTGATCCACCACTCATTTGAGGATTCATAAGATCTTTTGCTTTTTCAACAATGGTCATATATTTCATTGCTTCAAACATATCATCCATACTACAAGTAGCCTCCTTTATCTCTATACCATTCTGTTTTAGCTGACGGTTCATACAAGCATAATAATGTGTAAATTTGATACCGTTACTAAATTTAATAGAACGAGCATCTTTATTATGGTGATAATCATTAGATATCTCTTCTGGTGACTTACCAACAAACATTTTTTGTATTAGGGGACACGCAAAATCTTTTTCCGCATTTTCCCAAGCCCCATAATCTATTTTTAATAACTCTTTTAATTCTCTTATCATTATACTGGAATTATAGTATATAAAGATATATTTTTACTAAATCAAAATCAAAATAAGGTACTATAATAAAGATTAGATTGAACGCTTTGGAGAAATTATTGTTTTCGCATATGGATACAGACGAATATCCTAACATGTTGCACGCATATTCGCAGTGATTGTTGTCCATTTCGTAAAGAAGGATTTAATAATATAATCGCGGTACTTGTAGTGGTGTGTATATTGGTATGTATTCTCGTATATTATGCAGTGTATATAACGAATAAATACAATAAAATTATTCAAAAAAAGAATAAGGTAGCGCCAAATTTCGTACAGGTATAAAAATTTAACAAAATGCAATATTTCTACGTGTGATTTTGTAACTATTAGATGGTAAGATATAATTATACACGTCGCTATCATCTTCACTACAACTTGATTCGCTACATTCGTACACTAGTTCTGCACCATCGTTGTAGTTAGAAAAGGGATATTTATTTTCAACTTCAATTTCTTCATCAATACCATAATATAGTATGTGTTCAAAACACTCAATTATAACTTTCCAAAAAGACATTATTATTATATTCTTATACACAATTTTATTTATGCTATTTAGAGCAATAAAATAAAAGTGTTTTACATAATGAATTCAGTTTTTTTACTAAGTGGTAAAACATTATGTATACGACGACTAAAAGAAAGAGATCTCCAACAATGTTATTATGAGCTAATGAGTTTATTATCTGATACTGATAGATCTATATTGAGAATCCGACATACATTAGACAGTTTAGAAAATGAACACATATATTTTGTAATTGAAGATATGAACACACAAATGATAGTTGGTACATGCTCGATCATTATTACAAACGTAAATAGTAAGATAAGTCAAACTGGATACATAGAAAATATTATGATACGTAAAGATTATGAAAATATAGGATTAGGTGATAAGATATTCCAACATGTAAAGTATTACTGTATGAATACGAAACATTGTATACACATTGAAATCAATTGCGAGATAAATAACATATACACAAAATAAAATAAATGTATATTCTAAATAAATGACACGTCTAATAGAGATTATATTGAATGCATTGGAGAAATTATTGGTTTCAACCATGGGAATAGACGAATACATAGAAGATAAGGTAGTAACGTGTGATAATGAAGACGAATATCCATAGTGGGTTATATGAAAACTACGTAAAACTATATAGATATTTTTACATAACGCCCTATACACATGTTCAAACGGTTGGTATCATTGGCGATAAATGTGAATCGTATAACTCCGATACATCAGTCACCTATGTCTAATGAAACTCCATCAAATGTTAAACCGAAAAAGAAGAGGCGAATGCGTAAATATAGAGACAGAAAATACATATCATATGATAACCGAAATACACGAATAATGTCTGACTTGAAAACAAACATTCATATAACCAATATTGTAGAAAAATATAATTGTTCTCCTGAATATGTTGCTTATCTTATGTTTTTGCATAGATATGCTATTCATGAAATAACGGATGTAACGGGTGTAACTAAACATGGGTTATTAGACGCATATTTGCGATATTGAATGTTTATTGATGTAAAATATGTGCGTCTAATTCGGGTATGGTATTTTCATCATAATTCGTAAAACAATTTACATGTGTAACAATTAACGAATGCTTCTCTTTCGGATTGATGTTATTTACATAATCACGAACACGTAATGTATATGACATATGGACGTGAAACAGATTTATATTACAAATAATAATATTCAAAAATAGACCACTATAACCAGTAATATAATATTCAATGTCTATTTTTTTATTTTCAAAAATCATATTCGCCATTACTTGTAATAACCGAAATTTGATATCTAAATATTGATTTTTCTTCTCAAACCGAGTCATTTTCATACATTTAGTAGCTAATTGGTCTAACTCTTGTTCGGAAAAAGGTATATTATAATTTTTATGTTTGAACTTGATGTATTTCAATAAATAATGACATACACAATCTGATAAACGACGAATGGGTGATGTAAAATGGCAATATTCTGGCATTCCAACTAAATCGTGTGATTCTATGTTAGCCATATAATCAGCACGAATGCCATTCGTTATTATTTCCTGTAACAATTCTTCGCCGGATATTTCATTATACACAGTTTGTAACCATTCACTCGCATTACAAGTTCTGAAAATACCAGTGTTTAAATTTATTTTTAAATATTCACCTACAAAAGAGTTTGCGAAAATTGCAAATTCCGCAATCATTTGCTTCATCAATCGTTCTTGCATTGTATCTTCGTATAAATAGACGTGGTTATCTTCATATATCGGGTATGCAGTGGAAACTTCGTTCAACTTGATTCCTTTTGTTATTGATGAACGTCTCACTTTCAATGTTTCACTTATTTTTAATCCTATATTAAAAGCATTCATTTCGTCGCAAACGACCGATGCACTATTATAACTAAATGCGTTCTCCTTTTTTACAAAAATGGTGGTAAATAATAATTTGATTTCGTTAATAGGTTCATATGTGGTTGAATTGATTTCTGATAATACTGTAATCGCATTTTTGGTATTACCTTCTTGTGTTCCTTGTAAGCTGGATAATTCTAATACTTGGTTGGGCATCATATGAATTGGGGGACGATTTGATGGATATTTTGTAGTTGTTCTCTTCACAATATCCTTCCATAAATTAGAATTTAAATCTATGTATTCAGTTGGGTCTGCAATATGGATTGCGAAATATAGTTTATCGTCGTCAGTATATATAGAAAACGCATCGTCCGCATCTTTGCAACCGATTGGGTCTATACTATACGTTTCATATGATGTCATATCTACTCGTTCTGTTTTTGTAATAGAATAGGGATGATTGCTGGATATATTACTCGTAAGTGTTTCATCAGTCGCACATTCCCTTTTATTTCCATATTTTGGTTCAACTATGTTGGTATACTTATCTTCATAAAAATGATTATTCATTGTTTACTATCAATATAATTGGTTATAGTTTGATTTAATTATATACTTTTTTCGGTATAACACAAATCTTGTTTTGAGAAAAGACATAAAGTATTTTCTACGCATAATATAATAT